AGAGCTTAAACCGGTAAAAGAACCGGTTGAAGAGAAAAAAGAAGAAGTTGAAGAGAAACAAGAAGCGAGCGACGAGAAACCAGAAGAGAAACCAGAAGAAAAACAAGAACTCGAACAATATAGTGAAGGCGTTCAAAAGAGAATTTCGAAACTAACGAAAAAGTGGCGTGAAGCAGAGCGACAAAAAGAAGCCGCAATCGATTATGCCAAAGGTGTTCAGTACGAACATTCTCAATTAAAAACAAGATTTTCAAAAATGGAGCCGAATTACGTGAAGGCTTTAGAAAATCGCGTAGCCTCTGGAATGGATGCAGCTAAAGCTAAATTGACAACGGCAAGAGAAGCCGGCGACATTAATGCTGAAGTGGAAGCACAAAAGTCCATTGCACAGTTAGGTATTGAAGAAGTGCGTCTAAACGCTTTAAAAGACAGACAGTCTCAGGATAAAGAACAGGAAGTGAGAACTCCGACCCTACAAGATACGGTTGGAAGCACTCCGCCTCCCGATCCAAAGGCTGAGGACTGGGCTTCAAAAAACGAGTGGTATGGCAAAGACCACGCTATGACCTCCACGGCTTTTGATTACCATAAAAAACTAACCGAGCAAGAAGGATTCGATCCGAATTCGGACGAATACTATGCGGAAATAGATAAGCGAATGAAGCTTGACTTCCCGCATAAATTTGATAATACTAAGTCCCAGGAATCGACTAACCGAACACAAATAGTAGCTTCAGCGAAGCGAAGTGTTCACCCAGGTCGCAAAACTGTGAGACTCACATCATCTCAGGTAGCAATCGCTAAAAAATTAGGTGTGCCACTTGAAGAATATGCGAAACAATTAAAAATCACGAAGGAGGCATAAGCATATGCAAAACGACAAAGTAAAAACTTCCCGTGCGAGCCAAACTAGAGAAAAAACTACTAAAAAAACTGTTTGGACTCCACCATCATCTTTAGATGCACCCCCTGCACCTGCAGGATTTCATCATAGATGGATAAGAGCCGAGACTATGGGCTTTGATGATACAAAGAACATGGCCGGTCGACTGAGATCAGGATACGAGCTTGTAAGAGCTGATGCATATCCAGGATCCGACTATCCAGTGATGAATGAAGGTAAATACAAAGGGGTAATCGGAGTTGGTGGCCTTTTGCTGGCAAGGATACCAGAAGAGATTGTCAAAGCGCGCGATGAGTATTTTAGAAAAATTACTCAAGACAAAGATGACGCGATTGAAAGCGATCTTATGAAGGAACAGCACCCAGGAATGCCGATCAATGCTGAGAGGCAGTCCCGTGTAACCTTCGGTGGTACTAAGAAAGACTAATTTATTAGCGATTCTTACCCAACGAAATTTTATTAACTAAGGAGTAAATATGGCAAATCAAGACGCAGCTTTTGGTTTCAGACCTACAAGATCACTTGTGGGTGGACAAATCAGAACTGAAGAACATAAGATAGCCGCAAACTACAATACAGCAATTTATACTGGACAAGTAGTTACAGCGGTTACAGCTGGTGGGATCACCGCAGCAGCAGCCGCAGACGTCCAACAAATTGGCGTTTTCGGAGGCGTGTTTTACACTGATCCTACTACTAGCAAGCCAACTTGGAGCGCTTATTATCCAGCAAGCACTAATGCTTCGGATTTGAAAGCGACTGTTTACACCGACCCATACATTATATTTGAAGCCCAACATGATGGTACTGGAACAGCAGCCCTGAATTATACAGCAATGGATTTTACAGGAACTGGTGGAAGTTCTATCACGGGTCAATCAACTTCGGAATTAGATTCTGATACGAATGCGACTGACAATGGTTTCAAACAGCTCGGAATCTCTCATGATCCCGATAACAGCGATACGAGTGCAGCTAACTGTAACGCGTATTGTGTATTTAATGTCGGTGAGCACGTGTTCAAAGTGGACGCGGCATTAGCATAATAGGAGCATAAAAACATGGCAATATCACGATCACAACTAGTTAAAGAACTAGAACCAGGTTTGAATGCACTATTCGGCTTGGAGTACAAAAACTACGCTAACGAACACGCAGCTATTTTCGATACAGAAAATTCAGACAGAGCTTTTGAAGAAGAAGTTATGTTATCTGGATTCGGAAATGCGAGTGTAAAACCTGAAGGTTCATCTATCAATTATGATAGTGCACAAGAAACTTTCACGGCTCGTTATATACATGAAACCCTTGCTTTAGCGTTTTCAATTACTGAAGAAGCGATTGAAGACAATTTGTATGATAGACTTGCGTCTAGATATACAAAAGCATTAGCTAGATCTATGGCTAACGCGAAACAAGTTAAAGCAGCGAACGTTCTTAATAGAGCGTTTAACAGTTCATATACTGGTGGAGATGGTTTAGAACTTTGTTCAACAGCACACGTTATTGTGTCTGGAACAGAGCAGAATGAACTATCAACTGCAGCAGACTTAAACGAAACTTCATTAGAGCAAGCAATGATTGACATTGCAGCGCTAACTGATGAAAGAGGTTTAAAAATTGCAGCTCAAGGAAGAAAAATGGTTGTTCCTTCGGCGCTTCAATTTACTGCTGAAAGATTATTAAAATCTGTCGGTAGAACTGGAACAGCTGATAATGACATCAGTGCTGTAGTATCTATGAATGTGATTCCACAAGGTTATGTGGTTAATCACTATTTAACAGATACTGACGCATGGTTCATTAAAACAGATGTTCCTAATGGACTAAAACACTTTGTTAGAGCACCAATCAAAACCGCTATGGAAGGCGATTTTGATACTGGTAACGTTAGATACAAAGCTAGAGAAAGATACAGCTTCGGCTGGTCTGACTGGCGTGGTATCTTCGGATCACCAGGTGCGTAATAGCAACTAAAACAAATTAATGAGGCGGCCTCAAAACCGCCTCATTTCATTAATAAAGTAAGAAATTCACAATGAAAAACTTCCGAGTACAGATTCGATATCATGGCTATTATGCTGACTTTAATGTCAGTTGTAAGGATACAGCTATAGATATAGAAAATTCAATCCTTGACAAACTAGGAAAAAATGAGGTAAAACTGGAGAAAGATGGATTTACCTCTAAAAAAGGTAAATGGATAACCTATGAGGAGGTTAGCAATGACCGAAGACCTATATACACAAAAGAGGTCCTTGGAACTAGAGTGGCAACAGGAGCACCTGAAGGAGGGCAAGTATAATATTAACATGTCCTATATTGATAAAAAAATTCAGGAGATTATTAAAGAAATCATTGCCAAAGAGTTCGAAGAATCTACTCGCCTTAATAAAGTAGATGAATCCAAGGCTCAAGTTTCGATAGCCACTTAAGCGCTATCAAAAATCAATTTTTTCCTAGGGATACCTTGCGCTATACTAAAAAATAAAGTATAGAAAAATTACTATACAATTAATTAAGAACGTAGACGCAGTATAGTCGACGGCCTAGAGACTACGTTCAGAAACTAGGAGGATATTAATATGGCAAACACAACGTTTAAGGGAACGGTAAGAGCAGAATCTGGTCTTAAAGTTTCCGCACAAACAGCTGCAACTGGTGCATACACAGATAAATTTACTGTTAATTCATCAGGACAGCCAATAACCGTAAATGGAGCACACTGGAAATATACAGCTGCATCAGGTTACGGACCTACTGATTTAATGATCGGTAAAGCTAGTAGTTCTGCAGCAACTGTAGATCCATTCGCTGAAAGTTCATCTAAATTATTTCCATTAGGAAGTGAATTAATTTACAATGACAGAAAATTCAGATATGGACTTAATGGTGGCTCAGCGATTACTGCTGGAAAACTCGTACAACACGTAACAGAAGTCGCTAACCATACTAACTGTGCTGCTACTGCAACAACTGCAGCTGGTGAAACAGCAATATCTATTGAAACAGCTGGAGACACAGATCTTACAGCTAATCAATATGCTGAAGGTTATCTATTTGTTAATGATGTGAATGGTGAAGGACAATGTTTAAAAGTTAAGTCTCACCCAGCTCACGATCACTCAGATGATCCAAGTGTTATTATTACTTGTTACGATGATTTAGCAACAGCGTTAACAACTAGTTCTCAATTAACTTTAATGCCTAACCCATATTCAGCAGTTGTTGTAGCTCCAACTACACATACAGGTGCTTGCGTGGGTGCAACAACAATTGATATGACAGCTAGTTATTATGGTTGGTTCCAAACTCATGGACCAGCTGCATTATTAACTGACGGTACTCTTACTCTAGTAACACCAGCAGTTCGTTCAAACGGAACTGCAGGAGCAGTTGAAGTTATGGATTCTGGCGCAGATGCTGAATGTCAAATAATTGGACAAGTTATGTGTGTTAGTGCAACTACAGAGTATTCATTAGTTTGGATGAATCTGTAATAAAATAAACTTTAATAGAGCGGGAGCTTCGGCTCCCTCTCTCTAACAGGAGGAAAAAATGGCAGACGCAGTAACAAGTCAAACATTATCTGACGGCGATAGAGTCGCTGTTGTGAAATTTACAAACATCTCTGATGGTAATGGTGAAGCATCAGTAAAAAAAGTTGATGTTTCAGCTTTGGCAACTTCATCAAGCAATGGTGCTACGTGTACAAGAGTTCATATTACACAAGTATGGTATGCAATTTCAGGCATGAGAATTGATTTAGAATGGGATGCTTCAACTAATGTTAAAGCATTAATTTTAGGTGGTGGTGTAGCTTTAGAACCTACAGTAGGACATTTTGATTTTAGATCTTTTGGTGGAATTAAAAATAATGCTGGTGGTGGTATTACTGGTGATATTGATTTAACAACTTTACATCACACATCTAACGATGCGTATACAATTATTCTAGAGTTAAGTAAGTCATATTAGGAGGTAGCCCATGGCAAATACTACTTCTGGTACAGTCACTTTTGATAAGACTTTCGCCGTTGATGAAATTATAGGAGAAGCATACGAGCGAATTGGCTTACAGTCTGTTTCAGGATTTCATTTATCAACAGCAAGACGTTCTTTAAACATAATGTTTCAAGAATGGGGCAATAGAGGTTTGCACTACTGGGAAGTAGGAGATACCAATATTGATCTCATTGAAGGTCAGGCTGAATATACTTTTTATAGAGCATCAGGTGATGGAACTTCTTCAGTAACAGTAGGAGGAACAAGCGGAACGTCTACCTATGGAATAGCAGATATTTTAGAAGCGACTTATAGAACAAGTCGAACTGAAACAACACAGGCAGACTCTACTCTTACAAAAATAGCTAGATCAGCATACTCTGCACTAGCAAATAAATTATCTAAAGGAACTCCTTCTCAATACTTTGTTCAACGATTCGTGGACAAAACAACTTTAACCGTTTATCCAACAGCAGATTCTACAGCTGCATCTAAAGATTTACATGTTTTCTTTGTAAAAAGAATTCAAGACGCAGATGCAACTTATACCGATGCAACAGATGTACCTTATAGATTTGTTCCTTGTATGGCATCTGGATTATCTTTTTATTTATCACAAAAATATGCACCACAAAGAACACAAGAATTAAAATTATTATACGAAGATGAATTAGCACGTGCTTTATCAGAAGACGGGTCTGATGCTAGCACTTATATAACCCCGAAGAATTATTATCCAAACATATAGGAGGAAATTATGAGCTGGATAAATATATTATTAAAAGGAA